CCATATCTGAAACCTTTCCAGCAACTTGAACAACATTAGATTGTGATTCTGCTTCAACTTCTTCAACAAAAACACAATCATCATCATCAACTTTTATAACTGTGAATACAGTTTCATCTCTACCTGTTCTTGCAACGTCCACACCCATATAATATCTAACACCTCCTCTTGGGTTACCATCTGTTATAGCTTCAGTGATTAAACTGTTTGGTATTAATGCATCACCTATATCTAAGAATTCTCCTTCAACTTCTTGAGTATATTCTTCTCTAGTAAGTCTTTTAATTTCTTCAATGAATGTTGGATCTTCTTGAATTAATGGGTTATCTGTTGACTTCACATGAAATTCTGTCCACATACCTTCAGGGTTTTTAGGTCTAGCGTTTTGACATGCTTCATAGAAATAACCATTCTTACTAAACGGAGTAGAAGTCAACCATACCTTTGCTTGTGTAGCCATACCTGATGGTAGAAAAGCCCTAAGTATATCTGTCTTAATGAAAGAACATTCGTCAGCTATAATTACATGAGGTGAATAACCTCGAAGTCCAGTACCTGTTTCTCCTGTCGCTCTGGTGATAATTTTACTTAATCCTTTATTGTCAAGAAAATTTAACCACAGCTCAGTTTGCGTATTCCTTACAACATACCCTCTAAGAAATTCATTCTTCATAACCAATGACCTAATTCTGTCAAACATGATACTAGCTTGATTCTGAGTAGGTGCTGCTATAACTATAATACATTCATGATCAACCGTCTTTGATAGTAATGGGGCAAAGAATGCAAAATGTACTGTTTTAACAGCAGTAGACATTGTTTTACCAACCTGTCTACCAGAACGATATACAATGAAACGATCTTCACAATCTACATATTGAACATTATAATCAAATAATTTATGACCTAAAAACATCTCACTAAACACACTTGGTTTATGAACACAATCCAAAATACTTTGCATGAAAACCTGCCTTTCTTCTACAATTTCTTTTTTTGGTTGAGGCATTATTTGTCTTCCACCCACACCCATTTACCTTTATTATTCATCTTAATTGGTCTATTAGGTTTTTTATTATTCAATATTTGATTCAAAACCATTAATTGGTTTGCCAACATATAGGTTAGTTTTGTTCTTTCTGAACCTTTGGCAGATTCTAACTTTTTCTCAATATCCTTAACTAATTTAACCTGATACTCTTCAGGGGGTAATATGAATTTCTCTCTTCTTAACCAACCAAACATTTAATCCACCGTCTTTTGGGCTTTTATCTGTCTAAATATAGACTCTATATCTCCCTGTTTGTTAAACTTCTGTTCCTCACTAACAACTATTTTACTAGATATTTCTCCTATAGTTGAGATGATTTTTAATAATGTGTTAACTTCAGATTTAGTATTTCTATCAGGTATATTACCATCAAATTTCGATTCAGTTAGTGCCATTAATACGTTTTCAAAACTTAGCTTAGCTAACATATCTAACATTGTTTTTACATGTTCTGGGTTTCGTGTGTCTAGTTCATTTATCAATGCAATAAAATCTTTTCTTATAGCACACATAGCACCTGCTTCATACTTAGGACACTTACCATTACCACCTGAATCTATAGAACGATATACACATTGATCACATAATGCTGGTATGTTTGCTGTCTTTAGATGTTTTGCAGAATTAAATGGTGAGACAGTTTTGTGACCGTCAACTACTACCTTTGCTGCATGTTTATCTAATGGTTTTATCTTAAATATGTCTCCATCCATATAAATCAATAAATAAAACAAATATTTAAAGATTAAAATTTTCTTTAAATATACCTAACTGTTTACACATTGGCATATATAATAATGCAAACGGTGCTTTTAATAAAGCATAGTATTCACTATTCAGTATATCTTCTTTTTTCACACCTATCATATCTAAATACTCTTTATGAATCTCACATGCGTGATTTAACATAGGTATCATTTGTTTACCTTTATCACCAAAGAACATAACATTGGTTGAGTGGTTATTCCAGATCTCACATTTCTTCGACATTGCTGCAGAAATCCATCCAGATGTATCTAATGATTCAAACTGTTTTGTTTGTGAAATATATCTTCCTTTGGCTAATCCATGATATTTTAGATTGGCAGGTAATTTTCTTACTTGGTCTTCTGTCTCTGCTCTACCTCTTACTTCCCCAAGACAAACATATGAGTTGGGTTCTGGACGTAATCTAGATATATGATTAAGGTAGTTTTCTTGTAAAACTGGTATTGTCCAATCTATACCCATCTCTCGTTCTTTTTCTAAATATTTGAATGTTGAATCCATATCATAAAACACATCAAATTGTGTAGCAAAATCATATGATTCTTTATGTTTTTTTAGTAATTCATAATACCTCTCTGGTTCTGTTTTTGTACCTGCAACTACAAATATACTATCAAATTTATTTCTAAATTTTGTTATATTAGCATATGAATATTTGAAAGAAAGCATAACATTCTTAACACCACATTGTTCAAGTGCTTCCATATGAGCCTTATTATTTCCATTAAAATATATCTTCAAAATTTAGCACCACATGATTTACAGGTTGAGTACCCTTTACTATGACCATCGTTTTTACCCCATGTCCATTTATACCCTTCTTTCTTTTTACATTTAGGGCATGATTCTATAGGGTAATTTCCACTTCCCCAATCAGCCATTATGGACACACCTTTGTCGATGCTGTAGGTAATTGATTACATTCTCTGGAAAAAGGAGGGTTTGTGTTTGGTACATCAGGGTTATAAAATACTATACCCACCAACATTGTTATGAAAAATATAAAGACAGGTATGATCCAAATCCATTTTGTAAATATCATAGGATTCTCTTTCATCTATTCACCCACAATTTTATGACAAAGACACTCACATTTTAGAGGAGAGTCTTTTTGTTCTTTTCTACAATCAACGTGGTCGTGAGTTTTGCATTGAGGAGATATGTATCTAATAGTCATTTTAATTCTATGTCCCACTTAGAACGATTATCTTCGAAACAAAGTGAAGCATAGGGACACATACCATCACACATAAAACATTTTGTTCTCTCTGGTAAAGTACCATTTTCCATAGAGTCTTTCACTATTCTTGCTTTTGTGATCATGTCTGTTAATGTTTCCTCTATAGGTTTTAATTTAAAAGCTAATATTTGTGGTCTATCATACTTGTCTTTTTCAATCTTATTAGATAAGTAAATAACTGCACCAAATTCTGCATCAATTCCATAGCATTTTTTCAACAATACTCTATATCTGTTAATTTGGTCAACGTGTGATTCGCTTGGTTTTGCATTATACTTGCTAAAGTAATCTATTGAACCAGTAGTTTTCTTATCACATATTACCCACTTACCATCAATCTCTAATAAATCATCTATACTACCATATATTATATCTAATTGCCTTGGATCTTCCTCTGGAATTTCCTTTGCTTCTTCATATGTTAACGCCTCATCTCTTACATAATCATATGCAAGAAACTTCTCATGATGTTCTGGTTCTGCTAACATTGAATTAGAGTGTACTATCTGTCCAAAATATAATGACTTCATATCTTCTGTTGATGAACGTTGTTCTGGTAAAACCTTTTTATAAATAACATTCCTCATACATGGTTTAATGACATCAGAAACATGTATAACACCCAACCTTTCTGTTTTAAGTGCCTCCATCTGTGAACGTCTGAACTCAAAATAAACTTGTGATTTTATATCATCTAACTTTAACATAGATATTATATGTATGATGCCCTATATATACCTAACTAATAACTTCCAATGTTTGTGCAATCGCAACCTTCAACATCACAAACTGTGTTTCCCTCATGATCTTTTTGAGAGTGTCCACATTCTGCACACGTTCCACTTGCTACTATTTTTATATCTACCATTAATAACTCTCCTCTATGGTGAAATTAAAAGTTTGCGTTTGTTCTGATATGACACTTGATGAGTCTTTTAACTCTACTTCCCCTTCCCAAACACCTGCTTTAGCATTTGTGGCATCTGTAGCACTCAAAGCATATGTGACTACTCCATTTGCTCTATCTGCAAAGCTTATAGTTCCATCTATTAATAGAGTTCCATCTGGTTTCCAAACTTTCCATTTACCTGAATTATATGTAACTGTATTTGATAGGTTTTTGGCTGTACCACTAGAGTCTTTAATAGTAATTTGAAGTGTAGCTCTGCTACCTGCTTTCACTATGAAAGATGTGCCTCTACCTGTCATGTTCATACTCATTAGCCTTCACCTTTTATAGAGCCGTCTCTCTTATAAGTTTTAACGTCTTTGTCTCTATCGTTTGTTTCTTCTTCTCCAGACCTATGAATTCTAGTAGACCTTGATCTTTGAGGAGTCTTTGTACTTCTGTTTCTTCTGTTTATCTTCAAGGTTCTTGTTATTCTTACCAATCCATCTTGGAGGTTCTTAGCCAAAGATGTACCGATATTAACACTCTCACTCACTACTCTTAATAAGGTTCTAATTTTATCTCTGAAGGTTTGGATTGATATTGATTCTATGATAACATATACTTTACCCATTGCTTCAAGGTCAGTACTAATTATACTTATTGTCTCATTAACCTTTGGCATGATATGTTTAAAGTTCTTAATCACTTCAGGTATGGATATGGATTCATTTATGATTCTGAATATTACTCTTAATCTTCCAACTGTTTCTGATACTTGTATTGTGTTGTTGATAACTCTGAACAAACCTCTTACTGGTATAACAACTTCAGCATAGTTGATTGATTCTGATACCCTTCTCAAGATTGTTCTTATTCTTACTCTTGTTTCAGATATGCTTACACTCTCATTCAATATTCTCTTTAATACTCTTAATTTCTCTCTGAAAGTCTGAACAGATACAGATTCATTAACTATTCTACCCAATCCTCTTAGTCTTATTATTGATTCAGATAATGATATTGAATTATTAATGATTCTAAATATACCTCTCAATCTAATTATTGATTCAGATACACTTAATGAGTTATTGATAACTCTTAACATTCCTCTAACTCTTAATCTTGTTTCAGATACACTTACTGATTCTGCAATACGTCTTAACATTGCACTTAGGTGTATTTGAGTTTCTGCAATTTGGATTGATTCTGTAAATGTCCTTGTCCAACTCATTCTTAATGTCTCATTATACTGTATTGTTTCTGCAATAATTCTCTTTAATGCTCTGAGTTTCTCTCT